TGATTTGCGACTCATTCAGCAGGCCATCCGCAACCGCTGGGACATCCCCGAGCATGTGCTCGCGCAACTCCCCGGCGCGATGGCGATGATCGCACTGTCTGAGGCTCACGATGACCGAGCACGCATCAACGCCGCGAAGGTGTTGGTGTCGATGAACGGACAGAACGCAGCGAGCGAATCGAAGACCGTGAACGTGACCATCTCGCACCCAGGAGCTGACCTGCTCGACTGATGGCGTACCGATTCTGCAACGACACCGCCGACAGAGCGGAACGATTCTTCTCTCAGTTGCTCACCTTTGTCGAAGGCGAGAAGGCCGGGAAGCCGTTCGCGCTCGAGCAGTGGCAGCGGAAGATTGTGCGAGACATCTTCGGGTGGTTGCGTGACGATGGCACGCGTCGATATCGAATCGCGTACATCGAGGTGCCACGCAAGAACGGCAAGTCAAGCTTCGCCTCGGGGATCGCGTTGTACCTGCTGCTGTGCGACAAGGAGCAACGGCCACAGGTCTATTCATGTGCGGGAGACAGAGACCAGGCACGCATCGTATTCAACGCAGCCCGGGCGATGATCGAGAAGGGAAGCCAGCCACTTCAAGACAAGGCCGAACTGCGTCAGTATCAGATCAAGGCGAGAGCCAACGGCGGCTGGTATGAGGCATGCAGTGCGGATGCCTACAGAGGCCACGGCCTGAGTCCCCACGGGATCATCTTTGACGAACTCCATGTGCAGCCGAATCGTGACCTATGGGACGCGATGCTGTCAGGGCGCGGTGCTCGACGGCAACCCCTCGTAGTGGCCATCACGACGGCGGGGCATGACAGGTCGTCGATCTGCTGGGAGATGCACCAGCGGGCCAAGGCAGCGATTGCCAATCCCGAGGCAGACCCGACGTTCTACGCGGTGATCTTCGGGGCCGATGAAAAAGACGACTGGAAGAGCGAGGAGGTGTGGAAGAGAGCGAACCCTAACCTCGGCGTCTCGGTGAGTCTGGAGTTCCTCCGCGAGGAATGCACAGCGGCCCAACACAATCCCGCCCATGAAAACGTCTTCAGGAATCTCTATCTGAATCAGTGGACGCAACAGGCCATCCGCTGGATTCAGCTTGACGCGTGGGACAAGTGCCAATCCGATGTGACCCTCGATGAGTTCGCGGGCGAACCGTGTTGGGCTTCGCTCGACTTGGCATCGACCCGAGACATCAACTCACTCTCGCTGCTGTTCAGGCGTGACAACGACTATCACGTCTACAACAAGTATTGGATGCCGCAGACTCCGCGTGACATCAAGGCCCGGGCGGATCGCGTGACCGTCGAGAACTGGGGCAAGCAGGGGCTGATTAAACAAACCGAAGGCGACGTTACGGACTACCGCGTCATCGTCGATGACATCATCGAACTGATGGAGCGTTTCGATTTGCAGGTGCTCGCCTACGATCCCTGGGGACCGGCCCGAGCGATGGCGCAGATGCTCGTTCAGTCTGGATTCCCAGAGGACAAACTGCGAGAATTCCGCCAGAATATCGGCTCGTTCGCGGCACCCTCGAAGGAGTTCGAGCGACGGGTCGGGAATGCAACGATTCGGCACGATGGCGACCCGGTGCTGCGGTGGATGGTGGGCAACGTCGCAGCATTCAGGGACAACAACGACAACATCAGGCCGAGCAAACACAGATCGGCGGACAAGATTGACGGAGTGGTAACGACGATCATGTCGCTGGGGCTGGCGATGGCGGAGATGCAGAGCGGGTCGGTTTACGAGACTTCGGGGAGCCTGTTGCTATGACGATGCTGGCGAATGTCCGTCGGAGTCTTGCCCAGTGGATCGCGCCGTCTTCGCGTGCGATGCCGCAGCAAGTGGCCGACGCACTGCTGTCCCGATCTGCTGCTGGGGTGCCGGTCAACGAATTGACGGTGCTTACATCGTCGGCGGTGTTCGCGGCCATCCGCATCATCGCCGAGACCATCGGACAGATTCAGTGGGAAGTCTACGAGCGACGCGGGGAATCTGATGTCGAGCTCTACGACCATCCGCTGGCGTACTTACTCGACCGTGAGCCGAATCCCGAGATGACGGCCTTCTCCTGGCGGGTGGCGATGCTGACGAGCTACTACCTGCATGGGAACATGATCGCCGAGATCGAGCGTGACGGAGCAGGTCGGCCCGTGTCGCTGTGGCCGATCCATCCCGGGCGAGTCGAGATCCACAGGAACGGCGGCGGGCTGATGTACCGCGTCCGCAATGAGACAGGCCAGATCGAGGCGGAGTTGCCCGCGTCGAATATCTATCATGTCCCGCTGATGGCTGGCGATGGCGTGGTCGGGCGTGGGCTGGTGCATCGGGCGAAAGACTCGATTGGGCTTACGCTGGGGATCGAGAGGTACTCGGCGAGTTCGTTCGCGAACGGCGCACAACCTGGCGGGATCTTGCGACACCCCAACAAGCTGACCGCAGACGCTCGGGCGAACATCCGGGGCGAGTGGGAGGCACTGCACCGAGGAGCAAACAACGCCGGGCGAATCGCTGTGCTACAGGAAGGCATGGAGTTCCAGGCTATCCAGATGAGTGCCACCGACACGCAACTCATCGAACAGCGGCAGTTCCAGTTGACCGAGGTAGCCCGCTGGTTCAACCTGCCCCCGCACTTGTTGCGAGACTTGAGCCGGGCGACATTCGGGAACATCGAGCACCAGAGTCTGGAGTACACGACGTATACGGTCCGCCCGATCACCGTGGCGATGGAACAGGAGGCCCAACGTCGTCTGTTGACCGGGACCGAGAAGATGACGCACTACACCCAGTTAGACATTGACGACCTGTCCTTGGCAGATCGCCAGAGTCGATACGCGGCGTATGCTGTGGCCCGGCAGAATGGGTGGATGAGTGCCAACGAGATCCGAGATGAGGAAGGCATGGACCCGATCCCCGGTGAAGAAGGCGACGCGTACCTGGTCAACGGAAACATGGTGCCGATCTCGGTGGCCATGACGGCGAGACCCACACCGTCTCCAGTTGCGACCCAGACCGCAGCAGCACAGGACGCCCAGACCGACCCTCCACAGGACGAGCAGATCCGGGCTGCATTCGTCGAGGTGCTCGCCGGTGCGATGGGCAAGCTGTCGAACAAGGAAGCATTGCAGGCGATGTCGGCATCGCGGAAGCCGGGCAAGTTCCTTGGGTGGCTAGACGAGTTTTACGCCGACCATCGCTCGGCACTGGTCGAGACCCTCGGCCCCATCGTGCGAGCGTACACGCTGGCGACCGGTCGGCAAATCGACACGGCTGGCATCGTCGAGCAGCACATCCGGCAACGGCGGGAATCGTTGCTTGAAGTGGCGGGGAAGGCCACGGCTGATCTGTTGCCCGCGATGGTGGAGAACACAGTGTCGGCGTGGAACCTTGATTCAATCAGGTCATTCTCTCGGGAGGTCTGCAATGGAACGTGAAGAACGGGCACTGGTCGCCGAGGGACTCGAACTGCGGGCCGAGGGCGAGACGGGCAAGCTGACTCTGCGGGGTTACGCTGCGGTGTTCAACTCCCTCAGCGAGCAACTGCCCGGGAACAACGGGACATTCCGCGAGGTGATCCGGCCCGGGGCATTTCGTGACAGCCTCGCCCAAGGCGCCGACGTGCGGTTCCTCCTCAATCACGAGGGGCTCCCGCTGGCTCGCACTACCTCAGGGACGTTGCGTCTGAAGGAGGACAGCAGGGGACTCGTGATTGATGCGGACCTCGACCCGAGCGACCCGGACGTACAGCGGATCGTCCCCAAGATCAGGCGGGGCGACCTCTCCCAGATGTCGTTCGGCTTCATCACGCGGCGCGACAACTGGCGACAGGAGAGCGGCGGCCAGGTGCGAGACCTGCTCGCGGTCGATCTGCTCGACGTGTCGGCGGTGACCTACCCTGCGTACCGTGCGACCGAGGTAGCGTTGCGGTCTCTGGCCCGTGCTCAGGCTGCCCAGCAGGCCCCATCGCTTGACGCTCTGTATGACCGGCTGACGGTCTCGGAGAGTCGGGCGGCTGTCTCTACCCGGCCCACGGCGGGGATGGCTGCGGCGGCTCGTGAGGGGCTCCGACTGCATGAGGCCGGGCGGTCTGGGGACGGGCTCAAGCCCGAGACCGTGCGGCGGGCTGGGATCATCTCCCGGCGTGAGGCACTGACTCCCGATCACGTCATCGAGATGTCGGCGTGGTTCGCCAGGAAGGCGAGTGAGAAGACC